AAAAATATAATATATAAATACAAATAATATAAAAAATATTATTAATATTAAAAAAGTATCAATATTCATGAAATATTCTATAATCTAATTAAATTAAAGAAAAATAAATTCAATCATCGTCAATAAATTCTATTTTTTTTTTTTTTCCATCATTATCACTATTATAATCTGTAATTTTAATTAATTCATTATCAATATAATATGTAATATTATAATTATTTTTTTTATAGTAATTAATTCTAGTATAACCCTTTCTAATAAATATAGAGAATTGATCCCATATATCAATACATAATGGGATATATTTTCTGTCTTGCGGTTTTTCTCTTAAAATTCTTCCAATAGCCTGTTGAATATCAGAAATTGGACTAGCGAAAATAATAGTATTAAGTGTAGGAATATTCATACCCTCGGCAGCCATTTGATAAGTGGCTAAAATAATTTGTTTAGTAGATGATATATCTAATACTTGTTGTGATAAACCACCAATATAATAACCAATAGAATATGAAGTATTATCAAATAATTTTTCAAAATATTTAAGTTGATTTCTCCTTTCGCTTAGAATTAATATTTTTCTATTACTTTCATTTTCAAGTAATTTAATAATTAAATCGAAAATGAATATAGTTCTTTTTTCAAAATTGCAAATATTGTTTATCATACCTGCACTATTTGGTTTTCCATTCCATAAAACAATATTATGTGAATAATTAATATCTGGTTCAAAATATTTATGTATTTGAACATTTAAATCAATTTTTTCATTGGAAATATGTTTATAAACAGATTTACCAATATAATATTCGAATACTTTTCTTAATCCATCTTTACGATTAAGTGTAGCACTTAATCCCAAAATAATATTAGAATTAATATTTTGAAATGCTTTACTAAAAACTTCAGCACCCATATGATGAACTTCATCAATAATAGTTAAACCAATATCTTTAAAAATATTAATATCATAGTCTCTCATTGCAAGAGATTGTAAAGAAGCAATAATAATATCTTTATCATCAACATCAATTTTAGATTGTTTAATTTTACCAATTCGTGCATTAGGAACAAATAATTTAACAGATTCTAAAAATTGTTGATTTAAGAAATCTTTATGTGATACAAACATTGTTTTTTTCTTAAAATAACATGCGATATATACAGCCATAATAGTTTTACCAAAACCACAGGGTACGGATATAATACCTCCTTTTTTAATTGGATCAAGTGCAGCTTTAATAAAATTATTAACCGGTTCTTTTTGCTGTTCTCTAAGAGAACCTTGAAAGATTAAATTAGGACAATCTAAACCATTTTTTAAAGTATTTTTAATAGGTATTCCAAATTTTTGTAATGCATAATATCTAGGTATATATATTCTTTTAGCATTTTCAGTATAAATACAGAATTTAGTAGATTCATTACTAATAGTAAAATTACCTTTAGGTGATACTGTTAATTCTTCTTTTAATTCATTTATAATATAATCATTATTTTCTTTTAATATACCATAACCATATATAGAGAATAGAGTATCATACATATCAAATACTAATATTAATAATTCTTTATATAATATAAAAGAATCTCATTTTTTTTATATAGTTAAAAATAGATATGGTAATTAATATATTTAGAGGTGCAGGAATACTATTATTTATATTAATATTAATAATGGACGATTTTCCCTTTTATAAAAAAATGAAAGAACCATACGTTCAATTAATATTAGCAATTTTTACCGTATTTGTATTATTAATGGATCCTATTTTAGGTTTAATAATATCAATGGTATTAATGTTGATATATTTTGAAATATATAAAAAAATGGATATAAAAAAGGGAGTAATAAAAAAAAATACAGAATATGAAAAATATATGTTAAATCCTCTTAAAAAAAATAAATTATATGAAAATTTTAAAGAAAGTGATAAAATAAAAAAAGATGTTATTGAATTAGATTATATTACTGAAAAACATTTAGAAGATGCACAAAATAATGTAATAGACACTACAATATATAATGATGAATTAGAAAATACAGAAGAAATATATTATGGGATTCAGGGACTAAAAATTGGTGATGAAACAGTAACTGGGTATAATAATAACGATTATATATCAAATTGGTAATATTATAAATATTTAAAATAATATATAATATATATAATGATAATGGATATTATATAATATATATATTTATCATACAATAATAATATATCATATATATTTTCAGGTATATATTTATGAAATAATTTTATAATATTTAAATTTGTTATAATGACAAATACTAATAATATAACTCCTAATTTTTTTATATTTTGTTTTGTAAATAAATCATCATTATTTGATAAATTTTTATTTTCTAAATTAGAAAAAGTGTTATCATCCATTAAATTATCCATTTCTTTTTCAAAATCATTATTAAATTTTTTTTCATTATATTGTTTTTCCATCATCATATCATGTTGTTGTTGTATCATGAATTCATGTTCTTTTTGTTGTTGTTGTATAATCATTTCGTTTTCTTGTTCTTGCATCATGGTATTATACTGTTCTTGATTCATATTATTATCATCTATATTATCATCATTATTAATTTGATAATTATGTTTTTCTTCTCTAATATTATTTTTTTGTTGATAATCTTTAAATAATTCTTTAATAGTAGGATCATTTAATTCATCCGATTCAATAATATTATTTGTTTTAATAGGTATATCATTTAATGATGTTACCATAGAATTATTATTAGCCATTATTAATTATATATAATATGTTAAATAATATATATTATACGCAATCTATTTTTTAATACATCTGCCAGTTATTGGATTACATTTTTTACCTTTTTCATCACACTCTTTAATTTTTTTATCACTACAATTATTTACTTTTTTAGATTTATCATCAGTAGGTATATTATCCTGGATTTCATCTTCTTCAATTTCAAAATTTTCTTGTACGGGTTTATTAACAGTAGATTTATCTATATTTTTAGGAATAACACATCTTCCACTTACAGGATTACAAACTTTGCCTTTTTCTTGACACTCTTTAATTTTTTTATCTGTACAATTATTCACTTTTTTTGATTTATCATCGGAAGGTGGTATATTATCTTGTGGTTTATCTTCTTTAATTTCAAAATCTTCTTGTAGGGGTTTATTAAGAGTAGATTTATCTATATTTTTAGGAATAACACATCTTCCAGTTACCGGATTACAAACTTTTCCTTTCTTATCACACTCTTTATTTTTTTTATCAGTGCAATTATTTACTTCATTTGGTTTATTTTCTATATTAGTTTTTTTCATATCATTTTCATGTGTTATATCATCATTATTATCTTCTTCTATTTCCGAAAAATCTTCTTTATCTTTTTCAACCTTTTTATCTTTTTTGGTTTTATCATTATTTTCCGGTTTTAATTTTTTTCCGAAATTTTCATTAATATGAATATCATAAGTAAAAATATTTGGAATATGTTTATAATCAAATTTATTAAATGAAGATAATTTTCTCATAGATTCTATATTTTTATTAACTAACCACGAATTATATAATTCTTCTCTTTCATTTAGATATGTTTCATATAATTCATTTTGAACTATTCTTGGATTATTTATATGAGTATTATAATATAATTCTTTTTCTTCTAATATTTTATTATTATTATTAATATTTTCATAATATTTAGTAATCATTTGTTTTAAAATATTAATATCATTTGGTTCATGATTTTCATTATTAATTAATTCATAAAGTTTATTAGATATATTATATAATGAATGTATTTCAATATTATTCATTTATCTAATAAAATTAATTATAATTATTTGCAATATAAAAACAAATTTATTTATTAATCAACTTATTTTTTATCAATATCAATATCAGTATTATTTTCTTCTAGTTCAATATCATTATTATCAAATAATTTTTTTGATTTACCAGATCCGTCAAACATAACTTTATAAAATTCAGTTAATTTTTGATTATCAGATAATTGGTCTTCATATATACTTCTTGGAACATATTTGATAATTGTTTTAGATTTAGGACATGCTGATAAATTTTTATAATATGCTTGTATAACTAATATAATACCTATAAATAGAAAAAATATAGCAAAAGCTTTCATATTATAATAATAATAGAAAAATAATTTTATAAAAAATTTATTAATTAACTTCCTCCATTTTTTCATTATTTTTTTTTTGAGTCCATGGATCAGTTTCTGTAAAAACATTTTCAATACCGTTTTCTATTTCCGTTGTATCAACATTTGTAGTTTCATCTTCTTCGGTAATAGAACTATTTATAATAGAATCTTGTTTTCTTTTTTCGAAAACTTCATCACGATCATTTTGATTCTTTTTATATTCCTTCATTAATGTATTTAATTGTGTTTCTGAATATTCTTGATCTTGTAGATCATTTGGATTAGGATTGAAAGGACACCAACAACCAACAGCTCCAATAAAAATATTATGATTTTTATCTTTTTTGTGTAAAAATTCACTTCTATTTTTTGCATGTTCGTATGTATCAAAAACTCCTCTTACTTTAACACCGCATATACTAGTTTGAAAATTATTATCTTTGTGAAATTCTTTTTCAACCTCATCTGAATTTAATTCTTTTTTAAATTTATAATGTTGATCTAAATCAGAAATATTAAATAAATAATTATGATCTGATTTAATATTTTCAATCATTTCTTTTTCATCCGGAAATCTAGTTAAAATACCATTAAATAATGTTTCCATATCAGTAGAAAAAGTTTTTAAAAAAGCTTTTAAATAATAAGTTTCTTTATTTACCAAAATATCGTTAGGTGATATAAAAGATAATAAACAATAATTTTGATTTTTTATAGGTGTATCTTCTTCTAGATAATCAACTTCCTTAGTAGAAACTAGATGTTCTGTCATAATATATAAATTTATTTTCAAAATCTTATATAGTTTTAATATATATATATATTATAAATAGATGAATTTTGATAGCGAAGAAATAATAGTTAGAATTCTAAAATATTTAGTAATAATAATAATAATAACTATAACGATTATTATTATTCCAATACAACAAGATAGAATAAAGGAAGGTATATTTATAGGTTTAATAAGTGCATCTATATGTGCAATATATGATAATTATATTCCATCAATTCCAAATAATATAAAAAAAAAATTAAATTTAATGAAATAAATATCTAATGAAATATTAACAGATGATAAATAAGATATTAAATATAATTATATTTATTGTAATATTATTAATTATAATATATTTAATATTTAAAATTAAGATTGAACATTTTTCCATACAAAAAAAAAATC